AATGAATTACTCGGTCTTCTCAAGGGTGTCGCACCCACGCTGGCAATGGCTGTCGCTGGTCCTTTGGGTGGCGCTGCTGTTACCGCTTTGGCTAGTAAGTTTGGCGTGTCTGATAGTGTTGATGCCGTTGCAAAGGCTATTGCTGGCGATCCAAAGGCTGCTGAAAAGATAGCAGAGCTTGAGTTGGAGATGGCGAAGATTGATGCAGCCAATACTGCCGACGCAAGGAAGATGAATTCAGAGATACAGAACTCTGCCACAGCGTCTTGGTTAGCAAAGAACATTGCCTATGTAATCGACACATCAATCATTGCTGGCGCTCTCACCATGACCTTTGTGGTGTTTATTGTTGGCGTACCAGAGCAAAACAAGTCGATGGCTTTCACGGCTTTGGGATCGCTCTGGACTCTGACGGGTACGGTGGTGAACTTCCATCGCGGTAGTTCTGCTGGTAGCAAGGCTAAGACTGAAGAAATGATGAAAGGTGTGAAATGATTGAATTCTTAAAGCAACTAATACTGGCTAAGGTCAACCGTCCTAAGCCTACCGTTGAAGAGGTCGAGGTTCAAGTCTGGGCATTCGTCGTCAAGTCGATCACCATCATGGTGCTTGGCATTGCGTTTGGCACTTTGTGGCTTATTGGCTTTGAGAAGCAGGAGACCGAACTCGCACCAATCGACGCAATATTCCTTGAAATCTTGAAAGCCATTGCGTTTATGGGAGTGGGAACAATGGGCGGTATCTCAGGACGCAAGGCATCAAATGCCATTGCAAAAGCCATTGTGGGAGAAGACGATGCAACTAAGTGATCACTTCACACTTGAGGAGGCAACGCACTCCGATACCGCCACAAGGCTTGGTATCAGCAACCAGCCAGACGCACAGCAATTAGAGAACATGAAGACGGCTGCTGCTGGCATGGAGAAGGTCAGAGCGTTGCTGGGTAAGTCAATAAATGTCAACTCATGGATTCGTCTGCCAGAGGTCAATGTGGCGGTGGGTGGATCAAAGGTATCGAGTCACATGGACGGCTGGGCTATTGACTTCGTATGCAAGGGCTTTGGCACTCCACTAGAGGTCTGCAAGGCTATTGACGCAGCAGGTATCAAGTTTGATCAGATGATCCATGAGTTTGGCGACAAGGGCTGGACGCACATTTCCTTTGCGCCAGCATTGCGTCAGCAAAAGCTCACCATCTTCAGACCTCAAAACAAATACGCCATCGGTTTGTTGACGCAAGACGAATACAACAAGTCAGTATGACCAACCTCTATCAGCAGCTCCAGACCCCTGCCACACCAGACCTGCCTAATCCGCAGGATAGCTACGACAGGTTGACGGTTGCACAGACGAATGCTGCCTTGCGTACATTCTTCTTGAAGCTCACAAATGTCTTACAGACCCTTGCGTCACCTCGCGGTGGTAGGTTTCTAAACAACCCTTACGGGGCATTCCAAGACGGCACAGACCAGACGGCAGCGAACACCACGACTGCTTACGCCATAACCTTTGACACAACTGACTTCAACAATGGCGTAACCTTGTCAAACTCGTCAAGGCTTAATGTGTCTCAGGCTGGAATTTATAACATTCAATTCAGCGTGCAGTTAGTAAACACGACAAATGCTTCGGTAGACATTGACATCTGGTTTCGCAAGAACGGCACAAACATCGACAAGTCAAACTCACGCTTTGGACTAGCGCCACGAAAGAGTATGGGAGACCCATTTCACCTTATTGGTGCGATGAACTTCTTTGTAAGTCTTGACACAAACGACTATATTGAACTCATGTGGCGAACCTCAGATGTTGGCGCATACATCGAGCACTACGCTGCCAGCTCCACACCAACAAGACCATCGATACCGTCTGTCATTGCGACGGTTACCTTTGTGTCAAATCTTTCAGCATAATTGACCTATGGCACTCGTACCCTTAAAAATCCCAGCAGGAATCTACCGCAACGGCACAGAATACCAGTCTGCGGGGCGCTGGTTCGACTCGAACCTTATCAGATGGTTTGAGAACACGCTGAGACCTGTGGGCGGGTGGCGCAAGCGATCAGCCAGTCAAATGACTGGTGTCAGTCGTGGAATGCTGACTTGGCGTACTAACTCCGATGTGCGTTTTATCGCTGCTGGAACTCCTACAAAGCTCTACGCAATGAGCGAGGCGGGTGTCTTGAAGGACATCACTCCTACAACCTTTACAACTGGCATTACAGACGCAACGCTAAAGACTGGCTACGGATATAGCACCTACGGTAACTTTGCTTACGGTGTGGCGCGTCCAGACTTGGGGGGAATAATCCCAGCGACTACTTGGTCAATGGACTCATGGGGAGAATACTTGGTCGCGTGCTCAAACGCTGACGGTCAACTCCTTGAGTGGCAATTAGGATTTACCACTCCAACATTGGCTATTGCCATCGTCAACGCGCCAACGAGCTGCGAAGCTGTGATGACGACAGCAGAAAGATTTGTCTTTGCTTTGGGTGCGTCAGGTAACCCGCGCAAGGTTTCTTGGTGTGACCAAGAAAACAATACGGTCTGGACACCATCGGCTACCAATCAGGCGGGTGATTTTGAGATCAACTCTCTCGGCTCAATCAAGTGCGGGAAGCGTGTCCGAGGTGTCAATCTGATCTTTACAGATGTCGATGTCCACGCTGCCAGCTATATCGGTTTACCTTATATATACAGCTTTGAGAAGGTTGGATCAGGTTGTGGCGTGATCAGCTCTCAGGCGGTAGCAGCCATTGATACGGCAGCGATCTGGATGAGTAAGAGTGGCTTCTGGATATATGACGGCTATGTCAGACCTTTACCTTCAGATGTTGGCGACTATGTTTTCCAGAACATCAACTACAACCAAGCCAGCAAAGTTTACGCTGTCCACAACTCAAAATACGGTGAGTGCATTTGGTTTTATCCATCGAGCGCCAGCAATGAGAACGACTCCTATGTGACTTACAACTACCGCGAAGGGCATTGGTCGATTGGCACTTTGGCTCGGACTGCTGGAACTGACAGAGGAGTCTTCACCTATCCCTTGATGATCTCAACTGACGGCTACATCTATGAGCACGAAGTCGGCTACGCATACGACGGGGCTTCGCCATTTGTGGAGTCTGGTCCTTACCAGATTGGTAATGGTGACAACATCGTATCGGTGCGTCAGGTTATCCCAGACGAGCAGACCTTGGGCGAAGTCGTGATTTCCTTCAAGACTCGGATGTATCCGACTTCAACTGAGACGACTTACGGACCGTACCCAGCAGCACAACCGACAGATGTGAGATTCGCTGCCAGACAGGTCAAGGTCAGGTACACGGGTGCAGTTCTAGAGGACTGGCGTGTAGGCGTTAACCGTTTTGATGTTGTCGCAATGGGTAAACGGTGACTTAGAATTGGAGCAAGAATTAAGGGCAGGAAAAGTACCTGTGTGTATCCGAGAGGATTACACCGTTTACTTGGAGTTTTTCAGAGGTAATTTGTGGATTCATGTGGAGATCAAGAGATGGTCTTCTGGGGTCAAAAAGGACTGCTTGAAGAGCATTGCCCTTATTGAGAATTTAATTGGGAAGCCTATCGTCGCGCTGATACGCGAAGAAGACATCAAACTTGTAAGATTTGCCAAGTCATTTGGCTGGTCTGAGAAATGTCAAATATCACTATTGGACGGCTCTAAGGCTTTTATCTACACCAACAAGGTGTAACAAGGGAGATTGATATGGGTGGAGTCGTAGAAGATGTATTTAGCGGTATTGGTGACATAGGTCAGGGTGCTATTGACGCTGTGAGCGATTTAGGCGCAAGCATTGACGATGTTGTTAATCAGGCTGGGGGTTGGACTACGGCAGCATTACTTGCTGCTGGTTACTATTACGCACCAGAGATTGGGGCTTATGTCAATGCCACGACTGGTAGCACAGTACCTTTGGCTGCGGTTGCTGATGCTGGCGCAGCAGAAGCAGCTTTAACAGCTACTGATCTTGCTATTGGTACTGGTGGTGGCGGTGCTGTTAATGCTGGTTTTTCTTTACCAGTCATTCCCCCAGAGTTAAGTGCAGTATCTACTGCTGCTAGTGTTGCAAATGCAGTTGGTTCATCTGGTGGTGCAGCAGCAGTACCTACTGCCGTACCTGCTGCCGTATCTACAACCATACCTACTGCCGTAACTCCTTCAGCAGTTACGACTACTGGTGGAGTTTTGTCTAGCGCTATCCCTTCAGCAGTTACGACTGCTGGAGAGATGACTGCACAGCAAGCATCTGAAATGATAGCTAAAGAACAGGCTGCATCTACTGGATTACTTGGTAGCGCCATCAACTTCGCACAAGAAAATATCCCATTGACATTAGCAGGTGCTGGTCTAGCAGCTAAGGCTTTAGGTGGTAGCACACCAACATCGAGCACCGCAACGACTAGCATTGACCCAGATGTCAAGGAAGCATATTTGCGCAACTTGCAAGAAGCAAGGATGGTTGGAGCTGGTCTAGGACAAAGACAGTTTGCTCCTTATGCTGACTACAACCTCGGCATGGTTCAAAAGTACATGAACCCTTACGAGAATACGGTTGTACAAAACACATTGGCTGACATTGAGCGTGCTCGTCAAGGTCAAATATCGGCAGAAGGCGCAAGGGCTACGGCATCAGGAGCGTTTGGCGGTACACGCCAAGCAGTAACCAGATCGCTGGTTGATGAGGCAGCACTACGCAATGCAGGTAACTTGGCTGCACAACTTCGCAATACTGGCTTTGCACAGGCTCAGAACTTAGGTCTATCACAGCAACAAATGATGCAGCAATACGAACAGCAGAAACTTGATGCAGCTCGCAACTTAGGTCTAGAGCGTTTGAATGTGGCGCAAGGCGCTTTGAGCTTGCAACCTGCAAATATTGGTGGAAGCACCACAACTCCAATCTATAAAAATACTACAGCATCTGCTTTAGGCGGTGCTCTTGGTGGTGCAACATTGGGTAAGTTAATCGGTGGAACTGCTAACCCTGAGTATGCTGGCTATGGTGCTGGCATTGGCGGTTTGCTTGGTTTCATGTAAGGAGTAAATGATGGCATTAACAGACTTTGGCGGTTTACTCTTTGGCGGTGGTGGTACTGGTCTCGAAGGATATATCACTCCAGAGCAACAACAAGCAATTCAGCAGCAGTCAATGCTGCAAGCAGCATCTGCACTCTTACAGGCTGGCGGTCCAAGTCGTCAACCGATTTCTTTAGGTCAGGCACTTGGTGGTGCTCTGCAAGCAGGTTCTGCTGGCTACGGTCAGGCACAGCAAGGTGCAATACAAAACCTATTGACACGCCAGAAGTTACAAGAAGGCGCATTAGAGCAAGCCAGAATGCAAGCCTACCTTAACGCTCTTGGCGCTGAAGGTGGTGCTCCAGCCGTTGCTGGTCAGAACGGTATTCCAGCAATGCCTATGGGTGCTGGTGGTGTGCCTCCTGCTGGCTCTGCACCAACTGCAATGCCTATGGGCGCTCAAGCTCCTCAAGGTGGCGGTGGAATGTTTGCAGGTCTTACTCCAGAGCAAAGAAGAATTCTGCCCTTAATGAAACCAACTGAGGCTATCGGTGAAGCGTTTAAGGCTGCTGGTCAAAGGGCTAACCAGTTAACTGATTCAGAACTTGCTGGTTTAGGTTTACCGCCAACAACGCTTGCGTACAAGATGCCTAACGGTGAGACAAAGATTGTCTATCGTCCTGACTACCAGTACATCGAGACACCTTCTGGTGGCAAGAAGTTAATGGACATGAACAATCCACTTGGCATAGTACCTAAGCCTGTGCAAGACAGAGTGGCTGCAAGTGGAACAGTACCTAAGCCAACTGGCGATGCTGCGACTTATGGTGGTGGAATGGCTCCAGCATTAAAGCCTGAGCAGATTATGACTACGGTGGCTGAGTGGGATAAGAATTACAGAACACCAGTTGAGACAGTCCTATCAAGTTACAACATCGTTAAGGACTTGGTGACTACGGGTCAGGCTGGTATCTCTGACTATGGTGTCTTGATTAAGGCGATCAAAGCACTTGAACCAAACTCTGCTGTTATGCAGGGTGAGGCACAGTCTGCGCAGCAGATGCAAGCCATTGCAGACCGTATGCAGGGTTTTGTTGACAAGATTTCTGCTGGTGGTGTCGGTAGTGATCAGGCAAGACTTGACCTTGCTAACTTAGCCAGATCAGGCGCAAAGGTGGCTATTGAGACATACAACAAGCAAGCAGATCGCAAGTCTCAATTACTTGCTAGGTATGTACCTCAATCAGTTATTGATTCAACATTCCAGAAGTATCAGATTCCAGAAGACATTACCTCTAAAGTAAAAATGGAACAGTCAATGAAAGCTGGAATGGCGCAAACTCCTCCTGCTGCTGGTCAGCAAATGTGGCGCTTTGAAAATAATAAATGGATATTTAGATAAGGTGGTCTTATGGCAGTCGAATTTGTAGAAGGTTTTGGACCAATAGACTTCCCAGAAGGGATGACGCAAGCGCAAAAGATTGACGCTCTGTCTAAACTTCCAAAGCCTGAGACGCAACGCATTAGACAATTCGCTCAGGGTGCGACTATGGGAACTGCTGACGAAGCAGAAGCCCTAGTCCAGTCACAGCTTAAAGGTACGAAGTACGAAGACGAACTGTCTGCTATTCGCCAAAAGATGGCGGTTTACAAGAAAGCCTATCCAGTCGAATCGGCAGGATACGAAATCGGTGGTGCTATTGCACCAGCAGCAGTCCTTGCACCATTTACTGGTGGTGGCTCTTTAGCTGTTGGCGCTGCACAGGCTTCTCCAGCATTGTCTAGACTAATGATGATGGGTGGTGCTCAAGGCGGTATTACTGGTGCAGCCAGCGCTGAAGGCGATCTATTATCACGCGCTAAGGCTGGCGCAGTAGGCACAGCAGAAGGCGCTTTGATCGCTCCTGTGGCACAGCAAGTCATCAAGGCTGGTGGTGCTTTGATCAATGGCGTGATCGACGCAACCCGTCGTCGTGTCGGTGATCGTGGTGCAAAGGTCGTGGAGACCGAGATCAATCGACTGGCTACTGAGTCAGGTCTGAGTGCCGACGAAATTGTCCAGAGAATCTCTCGTGGTGAGATCATGGCAGAGAACGCAACATTGCAAGACGCTGTGCGTGCCTTTGCGCGTGGCGGTGGTAGTGCTGCAACTGCACTCAAGGAAGCATTGACCCGTCGTCCTCCAGCTCTTCGTGGTCAAGCCATGAATGAACTGCAAGCAGGACTTGCTGGCGACTTAGACGAAAACATAATTAGGTCTTATCGCTTGGGTGAAAAAGAGCTTGGTAAGTTAGAAAAAGATTTGTATACAGGTGCTTTTAATTTAGGCGGTGTCGTCAATAAACCAATGCTAGATTCCGCTTCAGACGCAATAAAACGCGCTCCAGAGGCAGGTAAAGCCATCAATGATGCCTATCAGTCAGCGACTGGTAAAAAGCCATTCTGGACGATTACACAAAGTGGTGAAGTCAACTGGAGTCGCACGCCAACATTACAAGACATGGAGATCATTCGTCGTGGCGTGGACTCTGCAAAGAACGCTGCCTATACTGGTGGTTTTGGTGAGGTTGGAAAAAACTTAGGCGCTGCCGAGAATGCGCTTCGTGCTCAGTTAGATAGTTCTTCTTTGGCTTTAAAGACTGCACGCGATACATTTGCTCAGAATCGTCTAGCGTCTGAGTCATTCGATGCTGGTCGCAAGGTATTTACAAAGAGTGCTGACGAAGTTGCCTACGACTTTGAAAACTTAGCAGCCAAAAGCGAAGGCGCTGCCAAGGCTTTCAGAGCTGGTGTGATGGATGCTTTGCGTACTAAGTCAACTCTTGGTGGTCGCAAAACAATGATGCAAAACATTGTTGATCCAGACACTAAAGAAGGTCAGGTTCTGCGCACACTATTTCCGCAAGACGAGTTAGACAGAATGCTTGAGACCGTAGGTCGTGCGTCTCAGTCCCAGAAGGCTGCAACTGCAATCCTTGGTGGATCGTCCACAGCACCAACTGTCTTCAACCAGAACCGCATTGGCATGAATATCTCAACTGAAGAGGTTGCTGGCGCTTTTTCTGGAAACATTGGAAGCTATGTCTCCTTAGCTAGAAAAGCCTTGGCTAAGTCTTCGCCTAACTTAACAGACGAGCAGAGACTCAGGGTCGCGCAGGTCTTGGTATCAGAAGACCCTAAGTTTGTGATGAATGCACTCAACGATCAGGGTGGCATCAAGATGCTGCAAGACCGTGTAGCGCAGTTATTTGGCACAGCACAGCGCGTACTGCCTTCGGCTGCTGCAATAACTGCTGGAAGCTATGCACCACAAGTATCTGGTGGACTTTTAGGGAAATAAGACGATGGCAGACTACTCAGACCCACTTGGTTTGCTGTTTGGCGGGGCTAATTACTTTGGTTCACCGCAAAAGTCTCAAGGCTTATTGCAGTTAACTCCGCAAGAGATAGAACGCATGGCAGCAGCTCAGAGTCCTGCCTTTGGCGTATTTCCGCAGATGCAACCGTATCGGTCTCAGCAAGACATTACGGCAAGCGCTAATGTGCCTGTCGATGTGGCAAGAGGTAGGGTTGCTGGAACGCTTGGATTGTTTGGTGATGTCTTCAATCAGCCGATACCAATGGTTAGACCGTTGCAGCTTCTCAGTCAAGCAATGACAGGTCAGCAAAAGTACCCTGATACAGAATATTTCCTTGAAAACCTGCCATTGAAGTCAGACACACCAGTCGGTGATGTGGCTGGCAGGATAGGCAGTTTCGCGCCAATCAATCCAATGCCAGCAGTCAGAGGTGCGCAGAAACTAGGCGGTCTGCTTGGTGAGGAGATGGCAACAAGGCTATCTACTGGCAGACCTATATTGCCTAGTTTATTGGCTGAACCACAGACAGCAATGTTTGCGGTGAACCCAGCAGAGCAAGCAATGACTAGCGGTCTATTGCAAGCCGAAGTGTCTCCTCTAGGGTTTTACTCAGCAGTCGAGCAGCAAGCACTTAAGATTCCAAGGAAACAAGGAACTGGTGAGTCCTTCTTGAATGATCTTCTCAAAGGTCAAGATGTCAAGAAGTACGAGATCGAGGCTATGGGTCTGGATACTTACCTCAAAGGCAAGCCAAATGTGACACGCCAAGAGGTGCAGGACTTTATTCAGAATAACAAGATCAATGTCGAGGAGAGACAACTTGGTGGGACTGTTACAGAAGACCCGCTAGGAATTGCCAAACGCAAGGAAATATTTGACAGGTATGAACCTCAAATACAAGATTTGTACAGAAGAATTGATAAACCAGAATATGTTGTATATGACCCAGAAACAAATAAAGTTTTAAAAAGTTACACAAATTACGATGATGCATTACTTGATAATTTAGACCCATCAAGTGCTTTTGGTAAAACTAAAACAGCGTTAAGACCAAAAGAAAACTCAAGACAATTACAGCAGCAAATTACTGATTTACAAAACATTAGAGATGCAGAGGCTGACGCTGCTTACACAGTCCCAGAATCAGCGCCAACAAAATATAGTAAATTTCAACTTGCTGGTGGTGAGAACTATCGGGAGTTATTATTAAAGTTGCCTCAAAAACCTCAACCATTACCAGAAAATTTTAATGTAGATGCTTATTCTGTTAATGGAAAAACAATGTATGGAGTTTTTGACGAAACAGGCAGTCGTTATGCAAGTGGGGAAACCAAAGACCAAGCCTTGCAAAAATTTAGTCAGTTACATCAAGAAAAACCATATCAGTCGTCTCATTTTGCAGACCCAAACATCCTAGCCCACATGAGGGTTAATGATCGAGTCGATGCAGAAGGCAAAAAGATGCTACTCATTGAGGAAGTGCAATCAGATTGGCATCAAGCTGGTCGGGAGCAGGGTTATAAAGATCCTAAATTACAAGCGCAAGCACAAGAAAAAATAAATGCTTTAAAACAAGAGCATAAACGCCTTGGTAAAGTTAAAGAGTTAACTACTGATCAAGAAGAGCGTAATGTAATTGCACAGCAGCGTTTTGATTTAATGAATCAAGTTGAGATGTTATCAAAAGTTGGACATAGTAAAGTACCAGACGCACCATTCAAAGAAACTTGGTATCAGTTAGCACTCAAGAGAGCAATTAAAGAAGCCGTAGACAAGGGCTATGACAGAATCGGTCTGACTACTGGTGCGCAGCAAGCATCAAGATATAACCTGAGTAATGAAGTTGATGAAATAAATGTAATTGGTAGGACTGATGCCCGTACTGGAGAAAAATCAAGACAAGTTGCTTTAGATTTGAAATCAGGTGGGTCGTATAAATTAGGAGTCAATAACGAGGGAATTATTGACAATGTAAATATGCTTGAAATAAACAATCTTCAAGGTAAAAATCTTGCTGATGTTGTTGGTAAAGAAGTTGCTAAAAAAATAATGGAAAGCAATTCGCAAACAATCAAAGGAGAAGGTCTCAATATTGGTGGCGAAGGCATGAAGAAGTATTACGACGAGATATATCCAAACTTCTTAAACAAATACGGCAAGAAATATGGTGCGCAGGTTGGTGAGACTAAAGTAAATACCATTAAAGAACGCGCTGAGAACAGCATGATTCCAGCATCAAAGCAAGAAACTGTACGCTACCTAGACATCACGCCAGAGATGAAGAAGGCAGTACAGAAGGGTCAACCTTTGGCTGCTGTCGAAGGCATGACTGGCTTGCTGGCGTAGTTAAACACGACTTCTCAGCGCAATAAGCTCCAGCACACTAGGATCATTTTCCTGACCCTTTGCTGGTGAGTACAGCGCTCGGTATCTTTCCTCTGCTTGCGGTCTTGGCTCGCACAAGTAGTAAACCGCAAGAGACTTGCGTGCAAAGTCTTCTGGGCATTGGACAGGTCTTGAGAGTCCATGTAGTGCGTTTGTTGTGTCAAACAAAACAGCACGATTGAATTTAGGCATCACTTCTTTTACGAGGTTGGATGGCTCGCTCCACATCCCTAAGTGACCGCCAAAGTCTTTATGCCACTCAGGTGTCAGATACACGATTAGATTCAACCGTCTCTCAAGTAAGAGCTTGGGGTGTATTGAGTAATCGAGATGCGGGTTGAGCTTTCCCCCAGAGATGTGTCTGTGCATACCAGCGCCATGCAGACCAGCGTCAGCGTAGAGCGTGCAGCCAGTCAGGTGAACAAGGTGCTGCACAAAGTCTGGGGACACAAGGTGCTGCATTGCTTTGTAGATGCTGGCTGGGAAAGCACCCCAGTAATTCATAGTTGACTTGTGCTCAAGTGCATTGTTGTAATGCACCCAGAAATCTTGTACCTTGTCAAAGTCTTGAGATATTTGCAGAGCGAGTTGTGGCGAAAAGAAATCATCGATCACTAAGTGTTTGAATGGGTGCTCGGACTGCCAAGCGAATGTGTGTGTCTTCATATCTCACCAAAGAATGCAGCAGTCAACGGGTCGCGCTTAATCTTGCGTCTGAGTTGGTTCTGCTTAGTTAGTCTTCTTTCCTTTGCGTCTGCATCTTCTTTGGCTCGGTGCTTACGCAACCGCGAGCTGCTGCTCACAGGCTCTGGCTTATCTGCATCCACTCCGATGCCGTAGCGGTACACAGCAGACCATTGCGTCACGCTGGTCTTACGCCACGACTGGATGTGTACATTGCCTTCTTTGCGTAGCTTGGCGATCATGTCTCTGCTGGACCTGATAGTGCAGAACAGCACCTCAGCCAGCTCGACAGCCGTGTACCCCTTTTGAGTGATCAGGGAGATTAGACGGGGCAACCTGATTGCCTTCATTTGTCCTCATGTCCAAAGTACAGAACCGCAAAGATGATGGCAATGGCAATAGCAGCGCCAAGCGTTAGCAAGACGATGATGGTCAATATGTTTTCAATCATAGTTAAGTCCTTTGAGTTTTAATTCAATATTTTTGGCGGTCTGCTCGATGTCGCAGCCCCCTTTGGCATACGCAATACACTTGTGTACCTGCTCGTCGGTTAGGGATACCCACGCTCTTTTGTAGGTCTGGATGTCGTCGTCCTCATCAACCCTGCGATGCGGGACTGAGATGCCTATGTGTCGTGTCATGCCGTCTTCTCCTCTATTACTCGTGCCTTGCGTGACTTTATCTCATTCATCACAATATCGAGTGCCTTCTCAAGCTGGGCGATGGTGGTGATGTCGAGCTGTGCGTCGTGCAGTTCCATGCCGTAGTTGATGGCGGTAAGTTCTGCTGCCTTTGCCACAAACCTGTCGTCTCGATTGATACCGCGACGAGACAACTCCAGCAATGCGTCTTGACCTTCCCTAATCTCGTCTACATACTCATGCCCAATGCCAAGCCTTGAGAGGGCTTCGGAGACATTCAGCGCTGAGATGATGGAGTCAAGGTCGTAGCGCTTTGCCTGACCCGTCCTGAGAGCTTCTAGGGCAGAGTGGTTCTTTATCTTTAGATCGAGAACCGCGCTGCCAGTAGCGGACACAAGTCTAAAACCGTTGAGCACATAGGTGGTGGCATCGAGGCGCACACCTTTGGGTTTGTATCTACTTTTTTTTCGCATTTGCTTTGTGCCGTGGGCAGGTGATGCAGGTAATCTTAGGTAATGCTTGGCAAACACCAAGGGTATCGCACTTAGTCTGGGTCTTATTCCACGATGGAGTCTTGACCCATTGCGTCTTGATGACTGGCTCTGTCATTGCTGCGCAATCATTTGCATCTCTAACTCTTTGACGCGCTCGGTCAACTCTTTGACGGTCAGCTCTGCAACCTCCAGTTCGTTGCCGTGAGCACGCAAGGACATCTTCATGCCAGCGTCGTATCCAAGCATTGCACCTTTGTGCATTGCGTCTCTGGCTAATTTTGCGACATCTTGTGGCGACATGATTCTGGCTTGACCTTCGGTCTTCAGAATGTATTGCAAGACCATCTCTTCGATTTTCTTTTGTACTGACATGATTAGTACCCCATTGTTAGCATTGCGGTGATCAAGCCAACGGTTACGCCAGCAAGAAAGATGAAGACGCAATCCACAAGGGAGATGCGTTGGTCAAGGTAAGGACCATCGACCTCAAAATTTTCTGTGTAGTTTTGATGTTTCATTCGTCGCTTTCAGAGTTGAATTGTGTGAGTGCTTCTTCGCAGATGTGGTCTGCAATACTTTGCATAAGAAGGTGGGCGATGTCAATGTCACCGCAAAAGGCATTGACCAGATTCATGCACTCAGGGAAGTCTGGCGCTTCCCCGTGATTGAATTCTGCGGGTTCGTGTTCGAGGAAGCAGACGAGAGTTACCCCTTCTACTTCGCACTTAAATCTGAATAAAGTTTCTAGCATTTCGTTTGCTCCTTTAATAATCTTGACCAGCGCGTGCGGGTTGTGCGCCAAGGAATTGTGAGTTGTAGGGTGCGTTGTGATTCCAAGTTTTGTCTTGGTTCAAGATGGCTAATGCTTCTTTGGCGCTTGATGCCTCATAGTCACGACAGATGGCAAGCTCGATGCCGTTGCTGTACACCGCAACCCATGCACCTGAGACGGTGCAGTTAAGGCGTGGATTGAACTTCTCTTCTTGGCAATAAACTTCTACGATTTTCATGTTGGTGTCCTTAAAAGATGGGGCTTTCGCCCCGTTTGGTTATTAAGCGCGAATCGAAGCAAAACCGCAACGATCAAAAAATACTTTGTAAGCACGCTGCTCTGAGACAGCTTTAATACGAGCGTAATTAGCAGCTTCTGCATAAGTAACAAACCAACCTTCGATTGGGAAGTTATCGTCGATGTAATCGTCCCACTCAGGATGAGGAACTGGAAGACCACGATAAAAAGGATTAGCTTCCCATGTGTCGTACTGAGTATTTATCCACGCACGATCTGGATTCTCTGCGCCAACATTAAAAGCGTACTCTTTAACTGCGTCAGACATTGTTGCTAAAGTCATTTTGTTTTCCCGTTGTGTTGTTGAGGACTTGATCATATCAAATTTGACTACCTTGTCAAGCCCCTACTATTTAGTCAACTATTACCCCAATACAATAGACCCCGACAGGGTGTAGTTTCCCTGTCTGCTGTGCCTCCTTGTCTCCGCATGGGGTGCAGTTGCCTTATAGGGGTGAGCGTCAAACCTCACCCCTTTTTTTGTCTGTCTTGTTGAAGTAATCAATTCTAGGTTAACATAGTTAGCATGAACTACTTAACTGAAATAATTGAACGCGCTGAAAAGGCGGGTTTCAAGATGGCTGATATATGCCGAGAGGCTGGCATTGATCAGGCTCAGATGTCTCGCTGGATGGCAGGGCATACCGTACCCCTGATAACCTCAATAGAGAAGCTCAGAACCGCCACAGATCGCTTGATTATTGGTCGCATCAAGTCGCTTGAGGTCAAGAATGATTAGGGTGATGGGTGTGGATGTTGGCGCACTCGGAGCGTTTTCACTTTATGTTGACGGCAAGTTTGAGCAGGTCGTCGATATGCCCATCGTGGAGGTTCTTAGAGGTGGCAAGAACAAGCGCCAAGTCTCTGCGCAGGGCGTAGCAAGCATTGTCAAGGTCTTCGCTCCTACGCACGCATTTGTAGAACGCACAGGCGCAATGCCAAACCAAGGCACAGCAAGTATGTATGCCTTCGGCAGAGCTGCTGGAATCATTGAAGGCGCACTCGCGTCTTTCTTAGTACCCATCACCTACATCAATCCCTTGGTGTGGCAGAAGGCTACTGGTTGCGCAAAGGGTAAGGACGCTATACGCCACAGGTGCATGGAACTGCATCCAGAGCACCAGCAAGTGTTTTCTCGCGTTAAGGACTCTGGCAGGGCAGACGCAACCATGATCGCTTACTTTGGGAGTCAGGCTAAATGATCGACGAAGAACGCAACGCAATGCGCGAGCACATTGTCTGGCTCACCAAGGAGCTGGAGGACACCAGAACCAAACTCAAGATACGAGACGAGTTGCTGTCTGAGTTACTTGATCCAGAGCAGCTTGGTCACGCAGTTACCAATGAGGTGCGCGGTCGCATCTACACACTTTTGCATTTACAGGAAAACAACTAATGATCAAACTACGCCCATCGGCAGCAACACGCTGGCTCTCTTGTCCTGCATCTGTGAGGCTTTGTGCAGACATCCCTTACACGCCAGCAGGTGAAGCTGCGCAGATCGGTACTGCAATACATGAGGTAGCTGAGACTGCATTCCTTACTAACTCTTCTCCCCATGATTGGATCGGTAAGACGGTCAAGGACATTGTGATCACCGAGCAGAACGCAGACTTTGCAGCAGCTCATGTGAACCACATCAGGGACTTGGAGTTGCGTCTTGGCACGCTAAAGGTCGAGCAGTATGTCACCGTGTACAAGGACAAGGACATCGAGCTGGGCGGTACTGCCGATGTGGTGGCATGGAACGACGAGAAGTCAACCTTAGTCATTGCAGACTTGAAGACTGGTAGAGGCTATGTAGACGCTGACTCAGACCAGATGAAGATATACGCCATCGGTGCGATGCGTCACGCAAAGATTGAATTCAGCAACATCGAGCTGTCGATCATTCAACCGCATCACGGTGAACCTAGAACGCACAAGATCACATTCAAAGAATTAAACGACTGGGCAGCGACTAGATTAACTCCAGCGATCCAAGCAATCAAGAAGGGCGATACAGAACCCACACCAACAGAAGACGGCTGCCAATGGTGTCCAGCAAAGGCGATTTGTCCTGCGCAAAGAAAAGGCTTTGAGGTTATTGCTGCGCAAGATGATCTAACTCAACTTAACAAAGAAGACATCAAGTCAATCATGGTGACATTGACTCCAGAGCAGATCGAGGACTTACTGGATCGCGCACCACTCGTTGAGAAGTTTATCGACGCTGTGCGTGCTCACGCTGTCACTCGCATCGAGGCAGGTGAAGTGATCAAGGGCTGGCAGATGCAACCCAAGCGTGCATACCGCAAGTGGATTGACGAGAACGACGCAAAGAATCAATTACACGACGCTGGTATCCCTGCGGATAAGTTGGTTACTAGCGAACTAATTAGTCCATCTGAAGCAGCCAAGTTACTTCCCAAAGAATCTAAAGACCTCATTGACAAGCTCACTAAGAAAGAGAGTAGTGGTTTAACTCTTGCGCGAGATTACTCATTAGGTCAATAATCATTTCCCCCAACCGTTGCTAAACGCAACATAAACTCGAAAGGCTCAAATGCTTAATCTTTCATCATCATCTGGCGGTGGTAACTACATCCGCTTTATGCCATCTGCTAACGCATGGCTTAACTCAAACAAGGAGGAGTTCACGCCAAAGAAAATGGTTGTGGATACTGCCTCGTTGCAGACTGGTTGGATGCACCTTGGAGAAGGTGTGCGCGACTGGCAACCAGACGCAAGTCTGGGTAAGAAGGGTGCTCAACCGTCACCTGATCACAAGCGCGGTTTCTCCATCAAGTTCTACAACAAGGAGATGGGACTCGCTGAGTGGTCTGCTAACGGTACAGGTCCGAACATGGGCTTAGAGAAGTTGTGGAAGGCAATCGAGGCGGGTCAAGCTGCCAACGCTGGTAAGTTACCCGTCATTGAGTACAAGTCTTCCACGCTAGAGAAGATCGGCAAAGGCACGACTCGTATCCCTAACTTTGATGTGGTGTCGTGGATTGATCGTCCTGCTGGCATGGACGCGGTGGACGACGGCACGCAATCATTTGATAGTGACGGCAAGATCAGCATGGCAGCACCAGCTCCAGTAGTAGCACCGAAGCCAGTCCAGAAGACTGCAATGGCTCAGGCAGTCGAAGACGACGAGATGTTTTAACTCTTAGGAGAGACGGGGCTGGCTGAAAGGTCAGTCCCGTTTTTTTTCCTCTATGGAAAACACACAAGAATTTTGGATGCTGCTTCTTATTGCGTTGGCTCAGAGGGTCTACGAGTTGGAGCAGAGATTAGAACTATTAGAAGGACACGCGGAAAAATGAAGGCTCACCAAAGGGTAATTAGAGAGCAAGCGCAGCTTAAAGCTAACGATTCTCTATTTCCCGTTGTTCCAGAAAACATTTCCTTGGCTAGTGCTCAATTTAAACGCATTGACTATTTAACCGCAAAGCCAATCATTGAAGAGCACGAATGGATCGGCACAATGCCACTTCCAAAGTCGTGTCGCTTTATGTTTGGTGTGTACTTCGAGAACATCCTTGGCGGTGTAACTGTGTTTGTTGAACCATCGACAAGGCAGTTCAATGCCATGAATCCAAGACAGGTTGTGCAGCTTAACCGTGGCGCTTGCGTGTGGTGGACTCCAACTAATACAGCGAGCTGGTTAATCACCAAGAGCTGCGACTACATGAAGGACGAAGGCATCAAGGCTGTCATTGCGTACTGCACGCCAGAGGCTGGCGAGATCGGCACGATATATCAGGCTTGCAACTTTCTCTATGTTGGCGAGACTATAAAGTCAAAGGCTTACTTCCTAGACAACCATTGGGTGTCTGCTAGAACTATGGGTGATAAGACTAAATGGGCTAAAGACAAGCATCCTATGTGGGTCAAGGCTTTCCAAGACATACCTGTGCGCGATCAAAAACCAAAGCATAGGTACATAAAGCTAATAGGCAACAAAAACGAAAATCGCAAATTCTTTAAAGACTACAAATATGTAGCGAAACCATATCCAAGGCGGGAGAGTTCAGAGGTGAACGCTGTATCCAATACAGAGGCAAGGTTCGATTCCTTGATCCCGCTCCATAACAAAGAAAGAAACTAGATGCAAGCCGAACAAATAGCGCAAGCGCTTGGCAACGCAAGGAAAGTAAACGGGCAATGGATGGCGAGCTGTCCTGTCAGCAGTCATGGGCAGGGTAACGGGGACAAGAATCCAAGTCTTTGCGTCAGCGAGACAGACGAAGGCAAGCCGTTGTTTAAATGCTTTAGCGGGTGCAGTCAGGAGTCTGTCTTCAATGCGGTGAAGGACTACGGTCTGCTAGACGACTTACCAAACCCGACAGACTTCCTCACCCAGATCAAGCCGTTACCGAAACCGCAAGAACCTGTGCTCGAACAGGAGTGGCACTACACAGATGAGGATGGTGTCGTCCAGCACATAAAACAACGCTACAAGACCTTTGACTCCAAAGGTAAGACATACAAGCAGTACCGCGTGGATGAGAACGGTAGACGGCACGCATCAATGACTGGTGCGAACATAGTCCCGTACAACCTGCCAGAGGTGGACTTTGCACGCAAGACAGGCAGAACTGTCTTCTTGTGCGAAGGCGAGAAGGCAGCCGACGCTCTTAAGTCTCTGGGAGTCGTCGCAACCTGTACGCATAACGGTGCAAGTAACTTCCCCGAAGATGTTGTCAAGCACCTAGTCGGACTCACCATCGCAATAGTCCCTGACAACGACACGGTGGGCTGGGAGTACGCAAGGAAAGCAGTTGCAGCGCTCAAGTCGGTTACAAAAAGTATCCGAGTGGTTGACCTTGGGTTACAAGAGATCAAGGAAGACGCATACGAGTTCGTCTACAAGTATGGCGGTGACAAGGACAGGCTGGTTGACCTGACAAAAGCCACTCAAGCAGTCACAAGTGAGATGGATGTAACGACTCCTGCAAGATTGATTGGCGTTGCTGAGACACCAGTATCGGAAGAGCTGGAGCTGCCACAAGCACCACTTCAACGCGAAGGATTCAAGCTCGAATCGTGGGACAGCATCGAAGACGAACCAGTTGAGTGGCTTATCAATGGCGTGATCCCGCAACGATCATTCGTTGCCCTGTATGCACCGCCAGCTTCGTTTAAGAGCTTTATCGCTCTGGACATTGCGGAGTGCATCGCCACAGGCAGAGCATTTCTTGGCAACCAGATCGCCAGACAAGGTGCAGTCCTATACATCGCAGGTGAGGGTCATGGCGGTATCGGGTCAAGGATTAAGGCGCTGAAGACGCATCACAAGACACCAGTTGGAGCGCCAGTCTATTTCCTGAGACGGCAGGTCAACTTGCGCAGCTCAAAGACAGACCTCCAAGACCTAGTGGCAGCCATTGACGACCTCAAGGCTATCCACGAGATCAACTTTGAGTTGATCATCATCGACACCTTGGCTAGAGCGTTTGGCGGTGGCAATGAGAACGCAAGTGAAGACATGGGTGCATTCATCACGGCTGCTGGCGCTATACAAGGACGGTATGAGTGTGGCTTGCTGGTGGTGCATCACGCTGGCAAGGACGCAACTAAGGGACTTAGGGGTCACAGCAGTCTCTTAGGAGCAGTAGACACAGAGCTGGAGATCATCAGGATCGAAGGCGCTAAACCGCCAAAAGGAATACTCCATGTGTCCAAACAGAAGGACGGTGTGGACGGGCAACGCATTGGATTCAAGATGATTGAGGTCAGCTCCAGCAGACTCAATGTCGCTGACACATCTAGTCTGGCGGTAGAACCTGACAAGGAGATGGACACATCGGTCAAGCAGAAGGTGAAACAAAACCCTCCAGACGCTACTGGAAATGGAAAGAATCAAAGGCTCGCAATGGAATGCTTGTATGAGGTCGTTGCCGAAAAAGGGTTCATGCGCGACTCAATAAAGTGCGTTGGGATTGGCTATTGGGAGGAAAGATTTAGGCAGAAAAAGGGAAATAACATCGCCAAAAAGTCAGTTGATAAGGCATGGAAGGAAGTGCAAGAGGACTTGGTTGATTACAAAAAAGTAGTAATAAATCGTGACATATGCTGGATCGTATATGAGGACAAAAACGCTTCAGAATATGAAAAAGAGGAGGAGTATTCAGATGCTTAAGGCTAGAGACGAATGGAGACGAATGGAGACGAATGGAAAGCCATTCGTATCCCATTTGTTGCTTGATTTGGAGACGACAAATGGATGGATGTCTAGAAGACATCCATTCGTCGTCGCCAGCAAATGTCGCCATTGATTATTTTTTAGTTGGAGTTGTATATGGTTAAAAAGAGTTTGAGTAAAGCACTTGGTGGTCTAAAACAACCAGAATTCCCTATGAATACTTTTGAGGTATTTATGAATTCGAGGTTAGTTGAGCTGTCTGTGGTGAAAAGGGAGCACGAAAAGCGTTGGGGCATCAATCGCTTGATCGAGCTGGTGGACTCAGAGTTTCGGATCAAGGTATGGCGACAGGCTGAACGAGTCTTTGAGGCTTCGGTGTCCAGAGATGAGGTGAAGCTCGATCGAGCTGTCAATGGAATGATCAAGGCTTATGCAGCGTTGGAGACTTGGGCGGTCGAGAACGGTGTGCCTGAGATGCCAGCGATCACGGCAGTCGAACATGAGATGCAGGACGGGTCGGTGATGGTGGTCGTTGGTACACATCACGACGCGACGCTGTATCAGCAGTTTAGACCCGATGTCCAGAACAGACACATCTGGACGATGGAAGAGCTGGAGTTAGTCATGGAGTCGCCAGTCATCAAGGACACGATGAAGATCAAGGCGCTGATGCCTTGTGCAGCACTTGTCAGGTTGGACAAGGATGCGAAGGAGTTTCCACTTGGTGGTGCGACGGGGTTTGATGATGTCAAGTCTGACGAGCTGGAGGCTTCGTCGTTGCCAAAGGTGTTTGACACCAGCAAGATGCGCAAAAATAGGGTTAACAGGGCTTTAGAGGAGATTTAGATGCGGGTTGATACTTTGTGGTGTGTGAGTGGCTTTGATCGCTTGGAGGGCTTTTAAATGGCTGGAAGACCAAAACGCAAGTCTGACTTGGCTGCACTTGATTCTTTGCCGAAGGCGCATATCGTCGCAATGCTTGAGGCTGGACAACCGATTGCACGCATCTGTTACGCGCTCGGAGTTGGTCGCGTTGCACTCGAAGATTGGCTGTCAAAACAGGAGAATGAAGGTCTTGCCTCGCGTGCGCGTGCGAAGGCAGCAGACGACATGGTAGCAGAAAGCATACTAATTGCTGACGAAACCGATGTCGAAGAGGTACAAAAGGCTAGATTACGGGTGCAAACGAGGCAATGGGTGGCTGAAAGATGGAATCCAGCAGCGTATGCGCAGAGCAAAGCGCCTACTTTGCAGGTAAACCTGTCGGGGATGCGACTGGACGCATTGCGACACATTGAGGTGGTCGAGGACATATCCACAGAAAACAGCGAAAAGTTGTCCTAGTTATCCACAGTTGCGTGGAAACTAGCAAAGTTATGCACAAAACACCTGTCAAACCTGTGGATAACAGCAAAATAACTTTACATAATGGACATAGTATAAAGTAGGTGTAGAGATTAGTATTCGTTTCTGCTTGTTTTCTGCTGACAGATTCGGGTTTACCCCCCCCCTTCGCTTGGCGCGACGGGTGGCGCTGAAACTGCACCCCGACAGTTACCGACCTAACACCCCCC